CGTAAGAATGTTGCGGACTTCGGGTTGCAGGTCATCGTATCCCCAAGAGCATCTGCACAGGGTGCTGGTCTGCTGGATGCAGGGTTCACATTCCGTGAAGCGGTTGACATGACCATCCTCAAGGGTGCTAAGGTTGACCAAGCCGAGAAAATCCTGACGGGTGTGGCTCTCTGAGCCATACCCTTTAGGGTACCATTCATAATCATAACGATTCAACTGGAGGTTGAACATGAAAACACTACAAACACGAGACAATGGCATCAAGCGTGACATTGAAATTTATGAGTCGCTTGGCGAAGCGGTTCGCCATGCACAGAACAACCCGTCACCTCAGTCGTCCCGTACTGGTGGACAGTCGTTCACTGGCACCAAGGACCTAGGTGAGGCTTGCGACCTTGCGTTGAATGGCTGGTCGGAAGTTCGTCCACAAGTTGACAAGTTGTTCGGTCAACTTGAGTCGTCAATTGCATTGACTTTGGATGAGCAATTCGGCATCCGATTTGACTACAGCGGAGACAGCGTGGACATGGGACGCTACATGAGTGGTGACCCTGAGTGCATGATTGATTATGTGACCGAACCGCAGTCCCGAATGGGGCGTGTCATCAAGGTCATGGTCAATGTTGCGAACTCGGCAAGTATCTCTGCGGAGCAAATCATAAACCGTGGCGTTGTCGTTGTCGCTTTGCTGGATGTTCTAAAGAAACTCGGCTTGGGTGTTGAGTTGTGGACGGAAATGGCAATCAGTGACAAGGGCGTTGACAGTGGCAACCGCTTTAGCCAACTCGTCAAGGTTCACGACTCGGCAGACATGCTAGATGTGGATTCCACGATGTTTGCAATCGCTCACCCATCAATGCTGAGGCGAATCGGGTTCGGCTCAATTGAGCAGGGTGTCCGCAGTGACCTTGCGAATCAGTCCTATGGGTATCCATCCAACATGATGTGCAACGACATAGTCGGTGCCGACATTATGGTTGAGAAACTTCAGAACTCCAACGACTTCATGTCCAAGAATCCTGTCCAGTGGGTCGTGGAAACGCTCACAGGGCTTGACCTAATCTAAGGGCTAGTGACGGGGAGGACCTCGGTATCCTCCGCCTCCCCGTTACACCCTTGTTATACAATCACAAACACAAACACACACAACCTTGGAGGTTGGAAATGAAAAAGCAAATAACAACAACGATTGCCCTTTGGGCATTTTATGGGTTCACATTATGGTTCTGCTTCGGAGCGTGGGGGCTACCCCGTGACTTCATGCCGATGCTATGGGCAGGGGTTTTGTCCTCGCTGGTTTTGGGAATCGCATTGTGGGAAACATTCATCCTTTATGGATTGAACGAATTGCGTAAAGACGCTCGTGATGCAGAGTTGGAAGCATGGTTCAGGGATGTGTTCTTCCCTATGACGGATGATAATGACAAGTCATGGGATGTTACCATTCCTGCCCCTAACGGGTTTGAGATTGTGATTTACTGGAACGGTGCGATTAACATGTGGCAGGTAGAACTGTGGGATGTTACAGTGAAGCCGTATGCAATATGTGACCGTAATGTGTTCATCACGAAGCAGGAAGCAATTGACTGGTTCGTGAAAACTTCTAAGGTGCTTGACAAGTTCTAAGGCAATGTGTAAAATAATTAGCGTAAACCGATTGGAGAAATCATGGTAAACAACTATAAGGATTGGTCAACGGATGAATTGTTGGCTCAGGTGAAATCAAATCGCCTTGCAATATTCAACTTGAATGTGTCCACAACTGAAATTATGGATATTCTAGAGGCACGAATCAAAGAGGCGAAGGAGGTCATGTACAACGACTAATAGATACAACACAACTGGTAAGGATGAATTACCCCCTTCGGGGGGTAAACACGGATACTTTTCCGTGCTGATGATTCCAGTCCGAGTCTGTACCTTTGGAGGTATATTATGAGTAAGCATGTGGCAGGGGCATTAATGCCCGTAGGTATCGGGGTTGAAATTGAGCCCGTTTTTGTTGGCGAATATACACATATTCAGTCACTGGTCGGTGGTCCATTTGATGTGGTGACACGGACAATGGCAGACGGCGAAATCATTGTTGGCTATTGCCATGATGAGGGTTTGATTTTGGACCTTGAGCAGAACTGGTTCGCTAGTGCGTTCTTTGAGCGTGACCTACGGGGTCCTGTTGTGGTCGTTGGTGGTACATCACCTAGTGGCGACTATGACGGTGACAACCATGACATAAGCGACCAGTTTCTAAACTTCTTAATGGGGAAGTTTACGAAACATGTTGCGGAAACATATAACGAGTCCGTACTGCTTACCGTAGGTATCCAACTTGCACAAGGTTTCGGTATCGTTGACAAAGCCGAGATGGCACAACTGCAACGCCAGTTGCGTGATGTTGTTGAGGGCGGTGCGGATGACACAGAACTAAAGGCACACATTATGGATATCGGCAAGCGTGCCAAGCAATATGTGGAAGACAAGACCGTGGAGTCCAGCAACATCGCAGATGAAGTTGAAGAATTTCTAAAAAGTCAGGAGTCATAATATGGAAATCAAAATTTCCGACATCGTTGAGGCTATGGGGGCGCAGAAATGCGCTCCCAAGCCCACCGAAGCAACCGAGCCACGGATGTTCCCCAAAGGCAAGTACGCTTGCCCGAAGTGTGATAACATCGTGGAAGTGTTTGTGCGAATGACACAAGAGCCAGCGTGTTGTAAGCACACATCAGGTCAAATCCCAATGAAAAAGGTAGGTAAGAAATGAGTTGCCCAATTTGCAATGGTCCAATCCCGAACGCCTTACACGAGGGTCAGTATTCAGGTGCGTTATCTCGGAGAGATAACACAACTGAAATCTGCTCTGATTGTGGCGTTATGGAGGCAATTGAAGATTATAACCGCAGCCGTAGGTCGGAGATTGCTGATGCGTAAATTCAAGGCACGGCAATTCCCTGCGAAAAATTTGTTGCGTTTCTTTAGCGATGGAACGGAAGGAAGAACCAAAGCCTCTGCGTTGGGTGTTAGCCCACATGTGGTATGGCAATGGGAAGAAAAGAATATAAACATTAACCAGTGGTATGCTGACAAGTATGCGGTGCGAATTGGTTTGCATCCGTCCGCTGTGTGGGATGACTGGTTTGAACTGGAGGCAGAATAAATGAATGATGAACATAATCTTGATGATGTTACACCTATCGGTGTTGAACTTAACTCCGATGCCATAAATGGTATGTGGATGGGTGACCGAATTGCATACCTGAAAGGTTATGACCTGAGCAATCGGCGTGACATTCTGTCATGGCTGGAAGCAGTCGTGGAGATTCACGACCAGTTCGTAGCAGAGTTTATGGCTGATAAGTTTGACGATTTGCGACCGTTGGACCTGCCCGAAAATCCGTTGGTACGCTGGAAGATTATTCGTGACTCCGTTTATAATGCGGTGAAGCAGTTCACGGATGTCACTAGTGTGTTGGATGTGATTGACAAACTAGGTGTGTCGCTTGATGAGTATATGACAGCGTTCAGCACCAACAAGTTCGGTGGTTATATGGACCGTAAAGCGTTTGCCAGTTTTGAAAACGACATGTTGAAAGAACGCCCTAATTATATGCAAATAGTGCGTAAACATGGGCTAAATCGCAATATGGTGAAAAGTTTCCAAGAACTATACGAACCATTAGTGGTTCGCATGTATGGTCGTGGTAATAACCTAGGATTAATTAGAAAAGAATTTCATGACATGATTTTAGCAGGGACAATACCTGATAAAGAAATAGTGGAAATGATTAATACCAAATACAATACCACCTATGTTATTGACACAGTTCGCTGGCACAGACGACAAATGAAAAAGAAGGATGTATAACTATATGTGTTACTATTTGTCCATGCTAATTATTGGAGGTTATAAATGAGAATAGATAGAGTCAATCAAAAAATCTTTATAAGACAATCATGGTTAGGTGACATGACTATCTGCCCTGAGCGTGCAAGACTCGGTCAAGTTCGCCCTGAGTTCAGGACGGGTTCCGATGCGACAATCATCGGGACCTCGCTCCATGCTGGCATTGAATCAGTACTAGATGGTCGGTCATCAGAGTTCGGTGACATGCTTGAAGTTGTTGCCAACGAATACGAAACGCTGGAAACCACGAATTATAAAAAGACGAACATTGACCCAGACAAAATTCCTGCGTATCTGGAATCCATGTCGCTTGCGTTTTATGACGGCATCCTGCCCCATGTGGAGCAAGGTGGGAAAGTGGAACACAAGTTCTCGTCATCACTTGGCTTCACCATCAACGGCTACGCCGTTTATGTGGAAGGCACAATGGATTATGTAACCCCTAGCGGTGTTATTTGGGACTGGAAAACAGCCAGCCGCCAATATAACATTAAGGAAAAACAGAAGTCCAACATTCAAGCCAGCGTTTATGCTGACGCTTGCGTATCGTTGGGTCTGTCGCCCAACTACCCAGTGGACTTTCGTTTCGGTGTTATGGTTCGCCAAGAGAAACCGAAATCACAAATCGTTTCCATCGTCAGAACCGAAGCGCATGGACAATGGTTGCGTCAATACATTCGTGGTGCAGTAAACACAGCCATGAACAGCGGTTATGAAAACAACTGGCTAATGAACGACTCCTCGGCGTTATGCTCCGAGTCGTGGTGCGGTTACTGGACCATCTGCAAAGGTGCGTTTGTCCGTGCTGGAGATGATTCTTTTCCCGAACAGTTGGATGTCTGACACACCGATGATACACTTTCTATCAGTTCACGAACGGCACGATTTGGTCACCTCCAGTCAGGTCGTGTCGTTCACTAATGTAATACCAAACCAACAAGCAGGAGGCTTGACATGAATACCATCAGCAAAGACCAATCCATAATCACACAGGTGGCTGCAAAAATTGCTGCCGACCTCACACCGAAAACGGATGACATTATGACGAACATCGCTAATTGGGCGATGGCGTTTGATGCAACCACTGATGCCCTGTTGCAAAAGCACGGCATGACCAACGGCGGTATGACCGAACAAGAAGTAACACAGGCTGTTATCTCAACATTCGGTGCCACACCAGTTGAAACCCCAGCACCAGCACCACAGTGGGCTAAAGAAGCATCTGCACCAGCAGGTGGTTTTCAGGTTCGCATTAAGGGCAAGCAACATGGTCCGATTCCAGCATGGCTACACACAGAATGTGCCAAGGTTGGCGTAACCGAAGTGTGGGACAACCGTGACGGATTGTCAGCAAACCCTAAGCGCCCTTGGTTCAAAGCAGTACAGGGCGACAGTGCGTTTTGGGAACCACGAGCAAAGCGTTAAACAAACATGACACCTGCTCCCGATTACACGGAGCGTTGGGCAAAGATTGGACGGGGCGAGAACATCGCCCCGTCCGATTTGTCTATAACGCCAAAGTTTAATTACTTTACGCCACTTGAAAAAGCGGCTGATGATTATGTCCATTGGGCTCAAACCCCACACGAACGAATCTACACAGGCTTCAGCGCAATTGATGCCGAGATGCGAGGCATAGCCCCAGCCGAATTATGTTTGGTTAACGGCTATTCGCACAGCGGTAAAACGCTGGCGCTATTGCAAATACTTGTAGCGAACAAGGACAGGCGTGTCGTATATTTCTGTCCCGATGAGCCACGCACACTGACACTCATAAAGTTGGCATGTGTGGTACATGGTGTAGATGCAAACCAGTTGGAACAGCAAATCGCTAACAACGACCGCACAGCCATAAACCTGCTTAAGGACACAGCACGGGAACACTTCCCGAACCTAGCCGTGTTTGACCAAACAGTTTCACTACTGGACATGGAACGCTCGCTAAGCGAAGTGTCTGATGCCATTGGTGACCCACAACTTATTGTGGTTGACTACTTGGAACTCTTGACAGGTGCAGGCGAAGATGTCCCATCTAAAGCGAACGCCATTAAAGCGTTCGGTAAACGCCATAATAAACCGTTGCTGGTGTTACACCAGTCATCACGGTCATCGGGTGCCGATGGAAAGAAAATGACCATCAGTTCAGGTGCATATGGTGGCGAACAGCAGGCTACACACATCATTGGTGTACGCCGTAAACGCTTTGAAATTGAAGGTTACATTCGTGACCTGCAAGAAAAACTGGAGCGTTCCGCTAACACCGAAAAGATTATGGAAAAAATTGAATCACTACAGTACGAGTTGCGAATCCACATGGATACCGTCACACTCAACCTAGTGAAGTGCAAGCGCCCTGCTTCGCAGTTGCTTGACGATATGGATTTCACAATTGAGTACGGCTCAGGTCGCTTACACAGGTTAGACACTGGTGTGCTACCTTGGAAGAACACGCAACCCAGCGTGGACAATCCACTAGAACAATTAACTATCGCAGAAACCTTGGAGGACTGGTGATACCTGATTACATTATGAAGCAGTTCATCACGCTGTTTCGTGGACGGGCTGATGTTTACGGACATAACGAGGGTCGCTGTGTAAAAGAACAGTTGACCGATTCGGTATTCCAAAAACATATTTCAGGAGAAGCACCAATCGGTGTGTACCCGATGGTCCCACACGCCGACCAGTATTATGTTGCATGGGGTTGCGTTGACTTTGACACAGCAGACGCAGACCAACACGCAGTCAAACTCCATGACGCACTGCTAGAAGCAGGCATCATTTCATGGATAGAGAAATCCCGTTCCAAAGGATTCCATGTTTGGGTGTTCGCTGACCATGCTGTCCTCGCTGAAGATATGCGGAACATGCTGATAGTTGCATCCCATGTAGCGGAAACACCAACGACCGAAGTTAACCCGAAGCAAACCACTTTGAAAGCAGGACAATATGGAAACTATGTTCGCCTACCATACCCGAATACAGCACACACAACGACAGACAAGCAACGCATGTTCAACAGGGACCATGTGGCGCAAGGCAAGTTCACTAGCCCGTTACTGTTCAGCGACTTCGTTCAGTCTGCTCACTACCATCGCATACCGCAGGAAGCGATTCAGCGCATCGCATCCATGTATCAGCCACCCAAGCAAACAGAAGTTGTAAAACATGATTATGTTTATGATGCAACTCTTGATGAGGCTATGCAGATACTTAGCCCGTTGGGCAAGGTCATTTGGCGTGACGGACCGTTAGCAGGCAAAGACCGTTCATCCACACTGGCGAAGTTGGGTCACGAGACTGTGCGCAGTGGGCTCAACCCTAGTCAGACGAAGATTGTGTTGATGACAGCGGACAAGCGTTGGGGCAAATATCATTTGCGCCACGATGGTGAAATGGAAATAGACAAACTCGTGGTCAGGGTACACTCATAATGTCATTTGACTATGTGAGCGCTTTCCGTTTGGGAGGGCATTGGGCGACCAAAGTCGCTGAACGGTTGCGTGATTCAGGTGTTGATTGTTATGCTCCAGAAATCCAGATAGCAACAACCGCTGCCGAGCGAAACTTTATGACTAAACACGAACAAGACATCGTGTTCCAATGGACTGATGCAACCATAGAAGTTAAATCCTCAACACGAAACTTCACGGACATAGTGGAAGAATACCCGTATGATTCCCTCTTTGTTGACACCGTGTCTGGTTATGACAGCAAAGCCATAAAGCCAATGGCTTACGCCATTATCTCGCAACAAGAAGAAGGAATTGTGTGTATTCCACCTAGCAGTTATCCAACATGGACAAAGGTTGAAGCATACGACAAGCACAGAAAAATTCATGAAACTTTCTATAGTGCGCCGAAGGAATCACTTGTGCCGTTTAGTATTTTAGTTGATTATCTTAAAGACTGCGAGAACACAGATTTGTTGTTTCGTGTTTTGGATGTCATTCAGTCCGTGCCAGTAAATATTGAGGAGTTATAATGACAACAATCATCGCAATCCAAGGTGACGACTACTGCGCAATCGGTTCCGACTCACAATGGACAGACGACTACAACCGTGTCGGCAAAATGAACCAACCCAAAGTCGTCAGCGTAGGCAGATACCTGATTGGCGTGGCAGGAGACACTCGTGGTGCTAATGTTATACAACATGCGTTCAGCCCACCAATCCTGCAACCAAAACTCAGTGGCGCACGGCTAACGAAGTTCATCGTGTCACAGTTCGTACCAGCGTATAAAGAGTGCTTGGAAGCACATGGTGCAGGTCGCCCACAATATGACGACCAGCCAGCGCAATCCGCTAACGAGATTCTGGTGTGCGCTAACGGTGTAATCTTTCAGATTGATGAAGATTATGGTACCGAAACAGACACATGCAACCTTTATGCAATCGGGTCGGGCGCACATTTTGGACTCGGTGCTATACAGGCATACACAAACGGTAAGCGTGTCTTGCAGGCTAACGCCAAGCAGACGCTGCTCAAGTCTTTGACTGTGGCAGCGAAGTTTGATTCAGGTACAGGCGCACCGTTTCACACCTTTATACAGACAGCAAAACCATAATGGCTACGAAACGCAAAAACAAAAAGAAACCGTACAGTATCACGGTTGAATCTAAACCCGTACCCAAAGGCAGACCACGCATGACTCGTTATGGTCGTGTGTTCACACCAGCCACCACACTCCAAGCAGAAGCAATCATAGCCCAAGCATGGAACGGACCTAAGTACGAAGGCTTAGTAGAGGTGGACTGTGTGTTCACTCCAGAAGGCACAACCGTAACCGTCACACCAGTTGATGCCACGCAATCAAAGTTGCGTGGCGACATAGACAACTATGTGAAACTATTGATGGACGGTCTTAATGGTGTCGCATGGTTGGATGACAAACAAGTAATCGTAGTCAGGGCGGAAAAGCGATGAGCAAAAACCAATCCGATTATGATATTCCAGCCCGCAAGTTTGACTTCCACACAGACCTGAAGTTCGGTCATAAAGGTGAGAAACTTGTAGAAGATTTCCTAGACACAATGTCAGATGGTTCCTTTGAGGTCAAAACAGACCGCTACAGGAATGGTCGCATGGTTCTGGAAATGACTCACAACCCTAGGAAGAAGGTTGATGAGGAAGGTAAACCATTATGGAAGCCCTCTGGGCTTGCCATAACGAAAGCAAAATGGTGGGTATATGTTTATACCTTGGATGGCTCCTTTGTAATCGTCAGCACGGACAGAATCAAACGATACCTGAAAGCCAACAAGGAGAGATTTAATCCCAAGAAATATCACGGCTTCGCAATGGCATCCAGTAACCCGTCAAAAGGATATTTGTTGCAACCCGAAGATGTGATGGACATGATGATTAACACGGAATACGATGAAGTACGAACCGACAAGTAAAACAGGAACCAGCGACATAGAGTTGCTCATGTTGCCATTCGCTGTGACACATGACGACACTAACTGGGAGTTAATTGAACTAGTGGGTGATATCCTGTCCACGCTAAGCGAAACGGACCAGCAAGCATTACATGGAATATTTTATCAACGAAGCACTTATCAGGAGTTGGCAAGCGACTTGGGCATTAAGGCAAAGTCGCACGCATGGCGTAAGGTGGACTCCGCTTTGGCTAACCTGAAAAAAGCATTAATTAAAGACGAACGATTCATTGAAATGATGGGAGAACAATATGGACTATAAAACATGGGACGCAGCCGCAGATTATGTGGTTGCAATTATGGAAGAAGACGCAAGAACACAACTACCTGACCCAAAAGATTTTGCTTCACACGAAAACTTTTTGAGCAGGTGGGTTCTTAAATTACAGTCAGGTGAATACCATAAAGACGACATTGAACTTGTAGTAGATGTGCTCAAATCCGCTGGAGTTCAATCGTTACAACACATGACATCAATGGGAATCCCATACAGCCATACCGACATGGTGGAATTGCTGTGTCGCAAACAACATGATTATGGTCATGAAAACATTAACAACTTTGGCATCCTAGGATTGGCTGTTCGTATGTGCGACAAGATTGCTCGCATCAAGAACCTAATTAGTCGTGGCACCGAAGGTGTCAACGAACCATTGGAGGACTCATACCGTGACATTGTTGGCTACGCCACAATCGCAGTTATGTACCATCAAGGAACATTTCAATACAAACTAGAAAGGGACATGTAATGTCAGACTACGGAAAAGTAGGAACACACTACCAAATAGAAGACAACGAATTTTTTGTTGACGAAAAGTTTATCGTATCAACATTGATGGCGATAGTCTATGCGCTACGAGAAATCCACGAAAAAGACATGCCAAATCTTGATGGCGCAATTGAAACACTAGCAGGAAACATTTATGAAACACTTAAACTTGCCGACTCTTTTGGAACAACTAAAGTTACTGGAAAAGGAACTGAGTAACGCTGGCGCACCGCAGACAGCGATACGCCGTTGCAAAGACCTAGAAGTGTCCATCAACTGGTTAGAGAAACATGCAAAACGATGACATGAACCCCGAGGACATGAGCGAACTGGAAGGTATCTTCGCTCAAATGATTCAAGATAACGAAACAGGTTTCGTTATGGAATTCGTTATAAGTCGCTTAGCCGCCAAAGAACTCGTGGAAGCATGGTACGATGCAGAAGACGGTGATGTTGACGCACTGTACTTATGCTTGCACGAATACGGCAAGATTATGAAAGAAATCTATTACGCCTTAGAAGACTACTAGTCACTTAGGTTTAGTTAACTTGCCGTCCCTGACTAGTTGGTCAAGATATTCTTTGAGTTGTATCTTGCGACCAATCGCTTCGCTTTTCTGTTGCTTCGGTCCAACATAACGCACAGGGATACCGAACCAGTTCATAATGTTAGCCAACTGACGCTCACTGTAAGAATCTTTTCCACCTGTCGCACCACCAGTAACACGGTTCAACTGTGCAACCGTAGGCAGAATGTTCTGCACAATATATGGTATGCGTTCGTCAATAGTTGGTTCGCCAGTATCAGGGTCCGTACCAATCAACTTGCCACCACCAGCCATACCAGCAATGCTCCTAAGGATAGTTGCGTCCATACCACGAGCAGGCACCTTCTCCTGCTTGAACGGTCCAACATCAATACCCAACTGCTTACCAAACGACATTTCAATAGGCACCTTCAACAACGGTGTCAACTGACCAATCAGTTTCGCTGGGTTAGTGATTGATTCCAACTGCTGTCCAAGCCGAACATTCGGAAGGTCAGGGGTGACAACCCACTGACCGCCCTCAGAGTTTATGCCACCAATAGCAATCGGGTTCCAGTCACCAATCCACTTAGGCATTATAACATCGTCACCCACAGGTGATGATGCTGCGATTTTATCGTAAGTGATATACGCTTGTGGATGCGCCCACTGTTCAACAACTTGCAACGGAACATTTCGGCTAGTCCAAGTCCAAAACGGCACAACCTTACGCATAGCCTCGTCCACATTGCTCATATCGCTATAATCAAAATGGTAACGGCTAATGCGGGCTACTGCTTGGTCAAATGTTTGACCCCTAGTGAGTGAGTCAATTGCCATTGGCATACGCACCGCACGCTCAACAAAGTTGTTCTTATTCTGGAACAACCTTGTGTAAGCGTTGTTTGTAACCTTTTCTCCGAACGAGCCACGGATACTTAAACCAACAAGTTCGTCCGACATACCACGACCAGTAGCCTCGGTGGCACGCCATGCTGTTTCATAAATCGCTGCCTGCTCTGGAGGCAACTTGGACAAGAACTTCTTCCACTCATCAGGACCCTTGCCTATGGCTCGTGCTGCACGAATACCCATCAACATATGTTCGCTTTGAACACCAGCAACATGATTCATAAAGGTTGCCGAGAAACCGTTACGCACAAAGAAGCCAACACTGGATGTTGCGTAAATCTTAAAGAAGTTAACGGTTTCACGAAGCACCTTCATAAATGGACCTTGGTTCGCTACACTGCGCAGTTTATCCAAGTTTGGTTTCCACACTTTAAGAAGTTCGTCAGGCATCTGAACACCCAAACCATAAATCTCCGACCAGCCTTCTTCGGTGGTGTCAACCACACGACCCAACCAACCCGAACTAGCCATATTCAATGCGGATTCAATCTGTGGTAACGCAACAGTTTCCAACCGTGCCAACTTAGCCTCGTTGGAGTGCAACAAAGTTGTTACACGCTCATAAGCGGCTTTAACCTTCGGGTCAACAAACATGTCCATAGAAGCCAACGACCTGTCAACCCTACGAACCCAAGCAGATGCTTCGCCAGCAGCCGCACCTCTTGGAGGTGTGGCACGCAACAGAATCTTTATATCCTGAATATCCTTAGCAAGGACAGTACCAGTTGTGTTATTCCAAGTCTTGAGAACCTTTGCTTGGTTAAACATAATGCCAAGTTGGTTCTGCAAAGTGTCAGCATGTTCGGTAATCTTGTCAGCCTGAATACCCAAACGCTTATAAGCATCGTCAATGTCTTTAACCGTTTTAGCATAACCACGCTGGATAGCAGTTTCTTTTGCAACAATCATGCTCTGTGCTTGGTCACGGGTAATAACTTTCTTGGTCCCACCCAAAGTAACTTCAACAGAATCAGTCGCAGCCAGAACCTCTTTAGCCTTCTGGGTCTTTATGATTCTTGCGTTCTGAGCCTTGGTTATGCCACCCTTGCGACCAGCAAGTTTCTTTAGTTCTTCCTTAGCCGCAGACGACATCTCAACCTGAGTAATGAACTCGTTTATTTCTTCTTCTTTTGCTGTCCTTGCCAAAGATGCGTTAAGTGACTGTTCTTCATAACGACCCTTAAGAACATCCTGAATGAAATCGTTGTCCTTAACATATTGACTGGATGAAGTGTTTTGCAGGTTTGGTTTTGGTGCAGACCATTCTGGTCGCATCAAAACTGCATACTCACCAGCAATGTTTGGGTCATCAAAAGCATCATCAAACCATGACTGTGGCACAATTATGCCATCCATCTGACCACGATTAGCGAAAGCCATATGTTTACCCAAAGCAGATTCAACAACTTCTCTTGCCAGTTCGTCCACATTCTCAGGGTCAACAGCAGGGAATACTGCGTGCAACTGGTTTTGAATATCGGTCAACGCATCATGAATAGCGTCATCACCAACAGCGGTACCCTCTGGAACTCTGCCATGAAAATTGATTGTGTCAATCATCATTGCAAGTTCAGGGTAAGCCTGTTCAAACTCAGGGCTGAAAGAACCAGTGCGTGCTTTCGTAGCGATTTCTTCACGCATTGTCAAAGCCAACTCAGGCATACCTTTTTCTTCCAAAGCACTAGCAATGTTGTCAGCCATACCATTAGGACCATCATTGAACAATGTGGCGAAATGCTCAGGGTTGCGCAAGTCAACCATCGCATCTTCCATAGGGGCATGGACAGCAACTGAACTTGGGAATTGTGAGAAACCTTTATCGGTGTTTTTTGTTCTGAACACCTTGAAGTCTGCTGAACCTTCAGGGATTGGAACGATGTCTGCGGTTGTTCCATAAATGAAACCGTCACTGTAGGTGGCTCGTGAACGGACATCGCCAACAATTGTGTAAGCGTTTTCAATTTCCGCTAAATCATAATACTCGGATTCCATAGTTTGACGAACAGCATCAGCCTCTGCTGTGTCAGGCAAATCATCAATGGTTGTTCGCAGTTCTTTCATGCGGGTATTGATAACACGAATCTCTCGTGCCTGTGCTTGTCCTCGTGCATTAAGAATCTTTTCAGCAAACCATTCAGGAGACTTCTGGTCCAACAACACAGGATTATGGTTTGGGTACATGCTTATATACATTTCACGCAACTCTTGAGTTGCGGCGTACCTGTCAGGATTATCCAAAGCGGTCCGAAGTGTTGCTACTTCGTCAACCATTGCTTGGTGCATCATCGCAAACTCGCCACGCAAAGCCGCATCTTTTGTTGTAGCCAAAGACGATGCTTCAGCCAAACGCAAAATGGTTTCATCCAAACGCCTTTTAGTCTTAGCAATCTGAGCCGTAGTCAAAACATGAGCCTTACGGTTACCAGTCAAGAAATCCCTAGCGGTCTTAATTTGTAGTTCGGCATAACCTTTAGCCTGTGCCACATTCGTTGTGACCTTGCCACGCAAAGTTGTTTGAGTCATTTTCAGGCTTGCATGAATGTTGGTTAGTCGGGAAACAAGTTGCTCGTCAGGGATGCTGGTTTGCAACATCGGCTTTATAATGTCTGAACCAAAATCCATTGCTCTACGGGCAAACGCTTCACGACCTTTAGCCCGTGCCATAGAAGCAGAATAAGAGTCAGCAACTTTAATGAAGTCTGTTTCAAACCAGTCAAATACTTCCAGATTGTTTTGACGCAAATAATCATGGAAGATGCTATTGATTTCGTCAATTGTTCCAGTCATAATTTGCTTGCCAAAGAACTCGCTGTAAACAGTTTGACCAGTATCAGGGTCAACGAATGGCGCACGCAACTTACGGAACATAATCGGACTGTTCGGGTCAGTCAAGTCCTTGGCGTTTATGTCGTCCGTGCGGTACAGTTTGTTTGAAAGAAGTTGACCACTCTCTGGGTCCATAATCCATTCTTTTGCTTTACGGCTTAAAGAGTGATGAATGTAGTCGTCAATGAAACCAATCTCACGGTTGTTTGTGCCGAAATCGGCAGCAAACTTCTTGGCACCTTGGTTCACATTTGTGCGAATACCATCCTGCCAAGATTTAACATCCAAAGCCAACTGCTTCAGTTCATCAGAAATATTGCTGGAAGCAATATCTGATGCTGACATCTCAATATATTTATAAAGATTCTTAGCCTCAGGGTCAACCACAGCACCGACAACACCCTTAAGGCGGTTCTTTACACCAACACCAGCAAGTTCACGCTGGCGTTTACCCAACTCGGATAACTCCCTTTGCCAAGTTGCATGTGCCACAGCACTAGCACCCTTCGCATACTTACTTGCAGTGAACTCAACCAACGGTCTAAGGATGGTATCATAATCAACATCGGCGTTTCTACCAGCCCGTGCAGCCACCAAAGCCTTTTGGTACTTTGGTGTCAAACTCATTCCAACATCTTTTATACCTTTAGCAAGAGCGTTGGTTTTGGTGTTGAAAACAACATCGCCTACACCAGCACGCAATGCTCCACCAGTTTTCATCCACGCTGTTTCAACCTTGCTAGTTGCTGGTACAACTCTGCCAGCAAAACGCAAACCAATAGAAACATTTTCCGCTGCTCGCACTTCCTTTGGAATGGCGGCAGCACCATAACGAATTATGCGGTCAATAACACCAGCCTCAGCAAGGACAGGATACTTGGTAATCATTTCTTTGGTGCCATACTCCAACGCCAATGCGGTACGACCAGCACGACCCATATTCGCTACTGAACCAACACCAACATAACTCAAAGGGTCAGTAGCAATGCTTGTAGCAATACCCAAAACAGTATCAAGTTTAGCGTTACCTGTTGATACTTGGTCTGGACCAGAACCATAGCCTTGCCACTGTTTATTCTTTACACGATTCAACCAACCTTGAAAGGTTGGTCTCTTGTAAACATAATCTTCTGGCAAACCATCGGTTTCAACACCAAGAACATCAAAAAGTGGTTCATAAATACGACCTTCAACAATGCTAGTGAAGTCCAGCGATGTTGCCTGAATACCACGAGAAACATAACCAGCACCAGTAAGAATCTGTTTAATACCCTGCTGTTTACTTGTCCAATCCAAACCAGCCATAACAGGCCTGCCAACAGTACCCAACGCACCGATAATACCACCCCAAGCACTAGGTGGTTCTTCTCCACGCTCGCTAATACCAAGAATGTTATTAACAAGTTCTTTCTGTTTCTCTAAATTGTTACGCAACTTAGGGTCATTTTTTACACGAGCAACAGCACGGAATCTAGCGTTATTCAAATCGCTTGACGCTTCTGTCCCTGCTGCTGGTTTAACATCAGGCAAACTAACAGCAACAGGTTTGGCATTAGGCAAACTAACTGGAACAAATTTAGCGTTAGAAACACTAGGAGCAACACTAGATGTTTTTGCTGTCGGCGGAATAGCCCCCTTGGAGGGGGCGACAGGCTTACCAGTAATGCCCTTTTTAATCGCCATATATAATTAGTAAACCTGTTCTACGAGTTGGTGAACTTGTTGCCCTTGGTCCCTGTGGGAACCTTGGGTGCTTTTGGCTTCTTGGGCTGTACTGGCACCACAACCTTCTGAGTTGCGTCCACACGAGCCTGACGAGCCGCTTCCTCAGCCAGCGCCTTGTTCGTAGCCAAATTAGCCAACTCATCAGCCAAAGTCTTATCAATCTTGGCTTGCTCGGTCTTCTGAAGTTCAGGCAACGCCACATCACGAACATAGGCAGCATAATCAGAACCCAAAGTATTAAGAGCATCCATATTCGCCTTAGCAGCCTCAGCGCCACCAGCCACATTCTGCTGAGCAAAAGAACTCAACAAATTAGCCATCTCATTCTGCCGTGCAGAAGCCTCATCAATCTGTGCCGTGCCAGCCCCTTGTCCACGCAAAGCAGCGAGCAACGGATTCTCACCAGCAAGAGCAGGACCAGCCAACTTAACATTCCCATAAGCATCACTAGGAATTTGCGAAGCAAGAAATTCCGACAAAGCCTTAGAAACATCTCCACCCGAAGCAGCAATCTTCTTCTTCAACTCGGCAGTATCAGCAGCCTGAACATCTTCTGCCTCACCAGTAAGAGTGTCATACTTTCCTGCAAGACGGTCCAAAGTTTGTTGCAACTCCTGCATCGGAGTAATAACCGTGCGATTATCTTTAGCCTTGCCATCACCACCCTTGTTGTATACAGGCATAGCATTAGGGTCAACCGTCCCCTTTGGTGCTGTAACAATCATGCCAGTCTTAGGGTCAGTCATTAAAGGTTTACCAGCAACAACACCCTTACCCAAAGTCTTTTGACCAGTAGGATAACCCTTCTCATTAAGAATTGGTTTAGGCTCCTTGATAAGTTTCTGTTGGTCCTTCAATGCCGCTAAGCGTGCCTCGTTCTCTGCGGCTTGCTTCTCAGCGAATGTGACCATAGCCAACGCTTGGTCAGCAGCATCACTGTTTTCAACTCTGCCAGTTGCGGGATTAAATCTAGCCATTAGTAACTCCCCAAATCTTTAAGAGTCAAAGCAGCCTGCAAAATATCATTCTGCTTCTGACGATTCTGGTCAGCAATATACTGCTGTAACTCATTCTGACTATTAGCCTCCTCCAAAGCAATACGGTTCAATTCTTCCTGCAAAGACATTTCTGCACCACCAATATCTTTTTGTAACCCAGCCGCATACTTCTCTAAACCTGAACGCTGAATACCACTAGCCACATTTGGACCAGCCAAACCACGCTGACCAAAAGAAGCGGCAAACGGCTGGAAACCTTCCAGACCTTGTTGACGCACATCTTCAATGTTGCGTGTTCCTCGCATCTGTCCAAGCAATGCTGCCTGCTGGTTAGCCAACGAACGCTGCTTAGTAGCAGCCTTCTTGTTCGTTATATTATATTCATATTGACCTAGGAATGGGGCAGCCATAATTTACCTCTGAGGATTATTCTGTTGTTCAAGTTTTGTTAAAGCCATTTCAATGCGTTGCAGTTCTTCTTGCAAACTGGTGAATATCAGTTGCAAAGCATCTTTGTCGGTACCTACTAGCACGGACAAGAACGGTGTTTGCCAAGCCATAATTATCCCTTAACCCTTCGTG